GGAGTCACCCGCGAGCACAGCGGCAATGTCAGGATGCAGACTCATACCACCCCCCTTCTTCTTCTAACCCCGAGGCCCCTGTTTCTTCCCTCTGCGTACTCTGTGCCTCCGTGGTGCATCGCTGTGGCTGTTTCTCTCGCCATCGGAGGAAATTCCCGGCCCCGTGTCCGTCGGCCACGTCTTTGACGATGCCGCGCTCGGCCTGCCAGGGGCGGCCGATATCGCGCAGGACGCCGAACCCCGGCCAGTGCTCGCTGACCAGGGCGGCGGCGAGTGATCGGCCGCCAGTGCGGAACTCGGGAGTCCGGAGTTGGGCCTCGGGATTGTCGGTGGTATTGAGTTGCTCGGCGATCTGCCGAGCGACACCGGTCCGCACCAGGCCGGGCGAGAGACACAGTCGCGAGCCCATGTCACCGGTGTGGGCTCGCAGGTTGACCGCGACCAGGTCGCGCCGCTGCGCCAGCATGTAGATCATCTCGCACACGTCGACGGCATGCGTGAGGATCCAGTCCGCTTCGAGCTGAAAGAACACCGGCCCCCGCGGCTGCGACCAGGTCCACTTCAGGGACGAGGGGAAGTGCGCCATCAGGTGGGCCTGCCATTCGACCAGGCCGAAATGCTCCTGGAAGACAGCCACCATCTCGGCTTCATAGCGGTGTCCGTCGTCGCCGAACGGGTCCAGGTTCAGATAGCACGTCGACCGTTCCCAGTCGACGCCGACGAGCTTGTCGCGGAACGAGTCAAGCCCGCGCCGGACGAGTTCGGCTCGTCCTTCGCAAGCCACTTCGCAGCAAGCAAATTCGAGGGGTACGCGATCCGTGTCCATAATGTTCGCCTTTCCGTTCGCCTGTCGGCCGGTGCCACCCGACCGAAGGTGAGAGGTGAGAGGTTAGAGGTGAGGCTCCGCGAATCTGCGAGCTCGCCCGTTTCGGTTGTTCCTGTTGCCGTTCACTCTCACCTCTACCCTCTCCCCTCTAACCTACTGTTCGTTACTCTCACCGCTCCGGGGTGGGGCCGCACGGCCGTAGTCGACGGCCCCACCCACGGGTAGGTTCGCGGGCAACCCGCGATCTGCGGAGTTTTGTGGCGGACGCGGTTACGGATCGACGTCGATGCTCTGGACGAAAAGGTCCGTCCCAACCGCCTGCTGCAGGACCAGATCGAACGAGTGCTTGACCCGCACGACGGTGCCTTCGACCTTTTCCTCGCGGTAGGTCTCGACGCCGAGGTTGAGTCGGCCGGCGGGGTTGCCGCGTTCGGTCCAGAGCATGCTGCGACCGACGCACGGCATCTCGAGCGGGGTGGACTCGCCGTCGGCCAGCAGTGCCAGGTAGGCGGTGCCACTGGCCCACATCCGCGACATGCTGGGCGTGATGTTTCGCCCGGCGGTGTTGTAGGCGCCCTTGCCGACGAGGATCTGCTTGACGCCGAAATAGCCGGTGAGGATCTGCTCGGTCACGCTCTCGGCACTGACGCCGGGGTTGGTGTACTTGATGACGTCCAGTATCGCCGCGGCGGTCCGCAGGTACCGCAGGTCGGTCTCGCTGACGATCAGCGTCAGATCGGCCCGCGAGCAGCCGGCGGCGTCGCAGATCACATCGGCATACGTCTGGATGTCGGCCAGCGGCGTACTGGAGGCGATGGTCGACCACTTGACCGCGGCGTTGCCGCCCGCGGTGATCGTGGCCATCGTGGTCGCCACGGCCCGCTCGAACGCGACCAGCATCTGGAAATACCGCGTGCGTGCGGCGGCGGCCTCCAGGCTGAGGTAGCGGGCGTAGTTGACGGCGTCCTCGTCGTCGACGGTCTGCTCGAGGCCGTGGGTCTCGCAGGCGAACGTCCGACTGTCGAGTTCGAGCGCGGAGCGGTTGTAGCCGCCGCCGGGCTCGCGATGGGTCTCGGGGGTCTCGAGAAAATTCTCCCGCTTGAAGATGGGGAACTCGCCCGTCTTCGTGGGGACCGGGTGGGGGACGAGGATCTGCTCGCCGATGAATTTGGCGGTGGCCCCGGCGTCGTCGTATTCGATCAACGCCTGGGTGAGGTCGGGCCGCAGGGTTGCGGTGGACTCTTTGATGAGTGGCATTATGTGCTCTCCATGGCATCTGCCGGTTGTGGCTTGCTGTGCCCCGGACCGTCACATCCATGCTCGGGCCCGGGGCCCGTTTCGTCAGTCGGTGTGGACCGGGTGCGATCAGGCCTCGGCCGACTGCATCTTGATGACTTCGAACACCTCGCCGTCGACCGCGGCCTTGTTGGCCCAGCCCAGGCCGGTGCCACTGGCGGTGGCCCAGACCTTGCCGTCGTCGGCACCGTAGACCTCGGCGGCCGCGGTGATCACGCCGCTGGCCTCGATCGCCCAGGTCCCGCTGGCCGTCCACAGCTTGACGGTACCGTAGGCCCCGCTGGCAATCCGTGCCTGGGTCACACCGATGGACGCCTCGCCGCTGTCGGCGTAGACGATGGTATTGGCGGCGGACAGCTTGACTCGGCGCCACGGTTCGAGCGCCTCGCCCGCCAGGAAGGTCTTGGGTCCTGCATCGTTCTGGCTCATTTCAAAGGCTCCTGGTTCATAGTTCGTGGAGGGTGCTTCTGCTTCTGCTTCCTGCTTCTTCCACCGGCTACCGGCTACCGGCTACCAAAAGCCGGCGACCAGAAGCGGCTACTTCTTCTTCTGCTGCGACTCGAGCCAGGCGGCGTGCCCATCGGGATCTTCCTCGGCCGCGGCGATCGAGGCCGCGAACGGCTTCATACCGTCGGCGACCTTGGCATCGACCACGGCCTGGAACGCCTGGCCCGGCTCGGCCGCGTCGGCCTTGGCCTGGGCCTCGGCCTCGGCGGTCTTCTGGTCGTCGCTGGCGTCGAGTGTCAGCGGGGCCAGCCCGCCCTGGGCGCACGCGTCCAGCTTGCCCTGCAGTTCGGCGGCCTGCTTCTGCAGGTCGCTGACCAGGGGCAGGACCACGTCCAGCGCCTTGGCCTTGGCGGCCTCGACGGTCAGCCCGCCGGCGATCGCGGCCTGGCGGGCCTCGGTCAGTGCCTCGCCCGGCAGGGCCAGATCGATCGCGGCGATCCGCTCTCGTTCCATCTTGGCGCCCTCGGCATTGCCTGCGGTCCGTGCGGCATCCACGGCGGCCTCGTCGGGCCGGGGGCTCTCGTCCTTCTTCTTATCCGGCATAGTCAACTCCTCGATATCTGTGCCGTCGTGGGTGTCTCGCGGCGGGACCGTCCCGGCCGCGGGTTGATTGGATTGGTTGGGTTGGTTGGGTTGCTGGTGAAAAGGCATGTTCTTCGGATCCCAGAGCGCCGCCTGACGCTGGGCGTCGGTGACCTCGTGGGCCAGTCCGGCCGCGACGGCCTCCTCGGCGGAGTACCACGTCTCGGCCGCCATCTCGCCGAGCCAGTGCTCGATCTCGCCCCCGGCCCGCGCGCCATAAGTCCCCGCGATCGTGTCGGCCATCTTGTCGAGGACGTCGGCCTCGTGGCGCATGTCCTCGGCGTAGCCGATCGTCATCGACCAGGGGTTGTGAATCATCATGGTGGCGTTGGCCGCCATGCGAATGGTGTCGCCGGCCATGGCCACGACCGACGCAGCCGACCAGGCCGCCCCGTCGATATCGACGATGATCTCGGCCTTGTGGCGGACCAGCAGGTTGTAGATCGCCGCCCCGTCATGGACGTAGCCACCGGGTGAGTTGATCCGTACAAAAATCTTGTCGGCGTTGCGGTGTTTCTTGAGTTCCTCGCCGACCTGCCTGGCGGTAATGCCATCCCACGGATCGCCGATCACGTCGTAGATCAGTAGCTCGACGGCGTACTCGCCCTCGGTCTCTTTCGCCGAGCGGGGTGAGGAGAGTCGTCGGACGGTGAACTCGCCGGTGTTACGCGGTCGTCGGGGGCCGGTGCGTGTCATTCTGAGGTCCTTCCCTGGTCACGATCTTCCTCGCGGTCGTCTTTGTCCGGATCGTCGGCGTCGTCGGGGTCGTCTTTGCCGGCGGCGTCTGCGCCCTCGGCAGCGTTCGGACCCGGATCACTCGCGGGGGGACCGAACCGCTTCTCTTCAGCCTCAATCTCATCAAACACCTCGTCGGGGTCGCGGGCGTCCATGCGGATGAACTCGCTACGAGAGTTGGTCCGCATGGCGATGGATTTCTCGCGGGCCTGCATTTCCTTGTAGAGGTCCACGTGCGGCCAGGGCGGATAGATCGTGCGGACGGCGCGGTACATCTCCTCGCGGGCGTCGATCGCCCCGGTGGCCACGCCGATCGCGAGTTGCCGGCGGTACCACGGCAGAGCCAGGTGCAGTCCGTGCATTCGCTGCCACACTTGAAACCCCCGCTGGGCCAATCCCAGACTGGCCCGGGCGGAGGAGTAGTTGGTTCGGGAGAAATCCATCAGGAAGAGTTCGAGCGGCAGGCCCACGCCGACCCCGGTGATCCTGGCGGCGGTGATCACGTAGGGTTCAAACGTGTCGCCCGGCCGTTTGAGGCCGACGACGTCGACGTCCTCGCCCGGCCGCAGGTCAAAGATCTCGCCGGCCTCGACCCGTTTGAGGGCCTCGAACGTACTGACCGAGTCGGAGGTCTGGTTGGGGTCGGTGTAGCTATCCTGGCCGGGCATCGCGGTGTCGTCGGCCGCGTCGCGCGTGATCTTGAGGACGGCCTTGCTATTGATTTCCGCGGCGAGCGACTCGCTGTCGAGGTACTCGTGGAACCGCGTGGCCACACCCAGGCACGCCGCGAGATACGGCACGCCGCGGGTCTGCGAGAATCGCTTCTTGTACGCCCAGAACTGGACGAGTTCGGCCGGCACGCGAACGGCGTCGCTGTCGAGATCGAGGACGAATCCGCGCTGACTCTTCGTGCCGCGTTTCTTGATGTGGTACGCGATCGTCCGTCCGGTCGCGTCCTTCTCGATGCCGTTGACGATGTGCCGCGAGTCGGACTTCTGCGGGCTGACGAGCTGATCGGCCTCGGCCGCCTGCAGGCCGCCGCCGGCGGTCCAGAGGCTGGCCAGGTCCCCGTCGGTCCAGATCGCACGGAAGGCCGTGCGAGAGTACTCCCAGAAACCCATCTCGCCGGCGTGGTGACACTGGGCCGGCTCCATGCGGAAGTCAATCCACTGCTTGACGGCCTTGTTGTAGCCGGTGTCGCGGGTGGTCGCCTTGAACTCGAACGTGGGCCCGAGGATCTGCTGCGCGGCGGTGTCGAGCAGTCCGGACATCAGCGACGAGCTACGATCGAGCCGGCGTGCCATCTCGCGGAGTTGGAAGAGCGTGACCGCGTCGAGATGCTTGTCGGCCGAGCCGCCGGTGCCGTGATAGCGTCGCCGGGTGCGTCCGGACTGGGCGGCCTCGTATCCGTCGTCGGTCGCGTTGAGGTATCGATCGGTCCGCCACTGGGCGGCCGCGATCTCCTCGCGGATCCTCGCGCGGCCCGCCATCGCATCGAGCCGCTTGGTACTGGCGCCGAGGATGGACTTGGCTTTGTAGAGCGAGGGCTGGTTTCGCTTGCGGGCCATCAGCCGGCCCCCCGGGAGATGTCAGCGAGCAGAACGCGTTTGCGACTGCCGCGGGAGTAGCAGGTGTCCTTGACGTACTCACGCCGCACGAGGCGGAGCTCGGCGACATTCTGGAGGGTCCACTGTTTGCCCCGGATCTCGACGGACTCGACCTCGCCGGCGACGATGTTATAGATGGCCGTGTCGATCGCGGCGAGGATCTGGGCTGCTGTTGCCATGCCCCCATGATTCGTTCCACTACCCCTTCCTACCAACCCACCAGACTACAGATCTGTATTCTTCGCGGAAAAAAAGGTGAGAGGGGTAGAGGGTAGAGGTGAGGCTCCGCGGAGCCGTTGCGTTGGCCGTTTCTGCTGTTCACTCTCACCTCTCACCATCTACCGGCTACCAGCTACCGGCGACCAACTCACCACGCGATCTTGCCGCGGGCGCCGCATCCGTAGCAGCGGTAGCGGCGGTACTTGCCGACGACCGTGCTGGTGATCGTCACGACGTGGCCGCAGTCCAGTGGGCAGAGATTGTGTCCGTGCACGTGCCGCTGATCGCCGCCGAGCAGCACGGCCTCGATCCGGATCCGCACGTCTCGTTTGTTGCCGGTCGTCGCCAGGTCGAGCCGCTCGGCCAGCGCAATCAGGGCCGGCTTCGACAGCGCCTTCAGCCCCGGGAAGCCCATCTCGCGAACTTCGGCCAGCGTCTCGGCCTTGCGATCCTGCTCGATCGCCTGCGCCTCGGCATCGACCGCTTCGCTTGTGGCCTGCTGGAGTTCCTCGTCCGTCAAGTTCTCCTCGGCCATTTTCCGTGCCTCGGCAAGCACATCCATAGGCGTGCCCGCCGCCGCGTCCGTCTGCTGCTCGCCCGTCGCCTGATCGTCCGTGATCGCCTGTTCCGTCATCGTGTTCTCCTCGCCATCTCTGGCTGTTTCCGTTCTCTGTGCCTGCCTGCCGGCAGGCAGGTCTCTGTGGTGCACGCTGTTTCCGTTTCTTCTTCTCCCTCTCACCTCTCACCTCTAACCTGCCCGCCAGAGCGGGCCTCACCTGCCTCTCAACGGGATCCGGCCGACTCGGCGGCGCCTCGGTCTCGGCGGGTGTTTGGGGTCGGGGAGGTTGCGGAGGTTCAGGATCTGGGCGTCGGTGATGACGCAGTTGCCGACCGCGCAGTCCCACCAGTGGTTGGGGACGTTTTTGTATTTCGGCTTCCAGTACTTCTTGGCGCGGCCCGATCGGCCGGCCTTGCCTCGCTTGCGATCGGTGACCTTGCGCTCGGAGGCGAACTGCTTGAACCAGTCCTCGGGGATGTCGTCGGGCAGGTGCAGGTATCCGGGCCCGGGCTTGTCGACCTGGGCGAGCCTGGCTTGGCTGTCCTTGAAGAAGTTGGTGTCGTACGTGTAGAGCAGCATCTTGTGAGCGAACGCGCGACGGTTCCGCGTGCTCTTGAGGATCGGGCTGGTGCGGATCTTCGCGCCACTGCGGAGTTCGTCGACGCCTTTGCTCGGGCGGATGTCGATATCGCGCCAGCCCTGAACCAGGTGGTAGACGTAGTCGGTCTGATCGCCGGAGTCGATCAGCGACAGCCGGATCGCCAGCGGCGCCCCGCCGAGCGCATCGGGCGGCACGACTCCGCCGTCGGGCCCGAGCCGCTGATAGCGGCGATCGCGGAGAAAGTCGTGGAGCTCCTGATCGGTCTGAATGATGTGGGCTTCGAGGATCCAGGACTCGAGACCAAACCCCCAGCCGCGGACCTCGACCACAAACCAGCCGTGCTGGACGTCCACGAACGCGGTGACGATCTGGACGCCGGCGGGTGCCTGGCCCTGCTGATATCCGCCGACGTGTTTTCGCAGGGGCGCCTCATCGACCTTGGTCTCGACCTCTTCCCAGAACTCGCCGAGCTCCTGATTGACGAACCCCTGCAGGCCGGCGATGTCGTGCTGGATGTCGAGCCATTCGGCCGCGAGCGGCGCCAGCTTGACAAACGAACTGTAGAGCGCGGAGATGTGGAAGCCGGCGTGGCGCGATCGCGGCTTGGTCGCCTCGCCGCGGACTCGGCCGGACCGATCGACGGTCTGGCCATCGCGAGCCCAGACGCCTTGACGGACGGCCGCCCATCGCTGGGGGTCCGACCAGTGGGCATCGCAGCCGGTCGCAGCGCACTCGTACCAGGCCTGGTCGGTCTCGACGATCTCGTCGGGGTCCATGGAATGACCGTCGTCGGATTTCGGCCAGCCGACCTGACTCCAGACCAGCACCTGGTGCGTACCGCACTCGGGGCACGGAACCCAGAACCGCCGCTGGTCCGAGCGATCCCACGACTGACCGATCAGACCCTCGGGCGTGGTCGGGCTGGAGACGCGAATCGACTTCGCGCCGGTGGTCAGACGGTACGTCCGCAGGCGGGCGTCGCCGAGCCGGATCGGATCGGACTCGCGCCCGACGTACGGCGGAAATTTCTCGACCTCGTCATACCAGACGTACCGGCAGGCGCGGCGGGCGAGAGACGCCGCGGAGTTGGACCATCCGAAGTACCAACTGCATCCGGCGAACTGGTAGCCTTCCTTGGTCAGTCCCTCGCGTCCGCCGACGGCCTGGTCGATCAGCGGCCCGCACTCCTCGACG